TTTTAGCGGCACAATGTGCTCTTTCAGAAAATCCTTTAGGTCGTTTGCAATTGATCTTTCTTTTCCTCTTGGCACTCCACTTTTTCTTTCTTGGTGGATTGGTCACTTGTTTTGACATTTGTGACCGACCCATAGTCATTATATTAATTGCTCCAAACCACTAGCAACTATAATTAATGATACTATCATCCATAATCTATTGTCTAGTTTATTAAGTTTTTGATTAATACCATCAAATCTTGCATTACAAACTTCTTCATGTTTCTCTAACATTTTTAATAATTCTTTACTTGTCATCTAACACTTCCATCTTCTTCTTGCTTGTCTTAAACGGCTATTCGGATCTTTAGCAGCTTTTGGAAACTTTTTCATTTGACCCGCACTTCTAGCACAAAATGACTTACGTCTTTTAGCTGCCTTACTACCAGGTTTTACTTTACCAGTGACCGCAGTTTTTAGTTTACTACCAGGATTCTCTCTTCTATATCGGGCAACACCCGCTTTTGTCATTCCCGCCCCTTTTTTTGTGGGGCGGAAATATTTTTTAGTTTTAGGTGGTTGCTTATCTTTTTTTCTAGTCATGACAAAAATATTGTGAGCTTATTACCACTCCCAGAGAAAGCTGATACAAAAGCACCACTTTCTGCTAATATACCAGCATCTGGTATATTAAGAGTGTGTAAACCAGTTGGAAAACTTTGAACCAATAAATTAGATCCTCCGTTCCCATCTGTAATTGTTAAGGCACCAGCAGAATTTCCAAATATGAGTATTTGTCTTATTCTTGACCTTGCTGGACCTACAACCGCTGAACTGTCACCTTGATCAAAATTAAAAGCTTTTACATCTGATCTTGCTGCCATTAGTTCCTCCTATTAATATACAGAGTATTCTAATTCAACTGTGAATCTTCCAGCAGTAATATCAGCATTAACTGTAGTTGTTGCTCTAGCATATAAATGTACATTAGCTACCGCAGCAGTCATGTTAGGTACAAATATGTGGTAATTACCAGCAGTATCGTTGAAATTAATGTCAATCTCTGTGATTGATTGTGTTGCACTTAATTGCTCATTAAATGATGTAACACCAGCACCAACAATCTCTGTTCCAGAAACAGCAGCATTTGTAGCAGTTCCGCTTGTAGAACTTAAGGCTAAGTTACCCGCTAATGTTTGACCTGCAGCAGTTGTAATACCAATCAAAGCTCTATGAATAAAAATTTTACTTGGTGTTACTAAACCATCTGGAGCATCTACATTTAATGTCCCTAACTCTACAAGACAGTCACCATCTGCATAGGCAGTTGAAGCAGCGTTTGTTGAAGCAAGCGTACCAGCAAAAGATTGAATCTTTCTTGTTCCCATTGAAACAAGTTGTCCAGTAGAGTTTACTGAAAAACCAGTTTCTGTAACTGCACCAGTTGTTGCACTTTTATTTATTACGTTAAATCCACCCTCAGAACGGACTGGACCTGAAAAGGTTGTATTAGCCATGTTAATCTCCTTGTCTTGGCCAATGTCGAAGTTAATTCTTCGTCAAGGTAATTTTATTATACATAAAAAAAAGGCGACTGCAATGAGCCGCCTTGAAAAAACTATTTAAATTTTTTATGCACCTTTTGATCCAAAGACACATCTTGGATCAGAAAATCCAAAACTATATCTTTCTCTGGCCTTAAATCTCATGTTGCCAGTATCAAAATCTGCTTCCATTTGAGTGGCTAACGGCACTCTTTCAAAGTGCATGAACCCTCTTGGAGCATCTGTTAAGATGAAGAATGCATCAGTATCAGTTAAAAAGTCATTAACTACATAACCCTCTGGTAACATGCCAGTGGATCTAATAGCGTTAATGTCATTATCTGCTGTTGCAGTTCTTAGATTTGATGCCATTAGTCTTTCTGCAATAAATTGCAATTGACGTGGTATAACAAGTTTTCTACCAGTTAATGCAATTTTAAGACCTCTCTCATCCACAAAACCTGCGATGCTTATTAAGGCATCCTCAAGTGATGTTTCATTAAGGTCTGCATCAGTTGATGGCTCATTAGCAAAAGTACCACCAGTTATAATTGGGTGTGCAGTTGAACATAATTCAACTCCGTCACCACCAGTAACTGTGCTATCAAAAGCATTGTTAAGAACAGAAGCTGCCTTAACTTGCTTTGTGTGTGCCATAGATCTTGCTAATGCACGAGTGTATCTTGAAGACAATCTGTCATACAAGTTGTCCTCAACTGCTTCTTCAGTGATTGAGAATGCCAAAGCAACAGTTTCATGGTTGTAACGAGCAGTGAATGATTCGTTAGCATCATCAAATGATACTCCAGAACCTTCTTGTTTCACTGGTGCCGCACCAAAACCAGAAAGCATTACTTCTTCTTCAAATGATCTGTCTGAAGATTCAGTTGTAAAAATTTCCGCATGTTGATTTTCATACCTTGCGAATTCCATACCAAAGAGAGCATTTAACCCTGGCTCTAATTCTTTGGCTAGTTGAGCTCTAGATATCGCCATAATTAAGCCTCCTTATGATATAGCTGCATCAGCATCTCCAACAGAACTGAAGAAGACATGATTGTTAATTTTTACGATATATTTTACACCTGCAGCAGTATGATCCTCATTCTCTACATCTTCTTGAATTCCAACAATCATCAAAGGATTTGATGGATCGGAATCTTCAGCAGTAGAGATATCAATCTGTGCAGTAGATATACCAGTTGTAGTATTTCCACTTGTAGCGTTTTCTATCTCAGCGGTTTTAAAGATATCAGCTTTTGCAGTTGCTCTGTCAGTATTAGTACCATCAGAACATATAACAAACCTTTGCATTGGGTTGTCATATACGAAAGCTTTAATATCAAAATTTGTATCCGCTGAACCAGATCCTGGCCACGTGTTGGAAAATTTTAATTTCTTTGTAGTGTTATCAACGTATTCACACCCAGCAAAAACTCCTAAGATCTGCTTTGTATCACCAGTGGCGTTACCTAAGACTTGAACTGTGCCACCAGTTAACTCTGCTTGAACAGGAGAGCCTTGGAAAATAGCTGATGCATCACTAGCAATGAAATACTGATTTGTGCCACCTGGGAATGTACCCCCAATAGCATTAATCGGCTTCAATCCAAATTTTAAATCTGCATTTGCCATTTATAGCTCCTTTTAAAATTATGAAAAGGAATTATTCCTTTCCAAAAGTTACTTGACTACGCCTATTTTTCTCAATAGGCATCGAAGGATGTTGTTCCTTCATTAAGTCCTGATCTACGGCAGTCATTTGATTGCGGGTCTGATCCCGAAAGTATTCAGTTCTCTCTTCAACTGTCTCTTCAGGTATTCTGGCGAGCATTAACCCACCATTACCAATTACACCCTCATGTTTACCTTCTTCAACCGAAGCAAATTGTTGATCTGGATATTCATCAGATCTCACTGGCTCATAACCTTCTCTAAGTCTCTGATGAACGTTCATTTGATCGTCATCTCCTCTTAAATGAGTTCTAATCCAACGATGTTTAAATCCATCCTTTGGCTTCGGAGCATCCAATTTACTAGGTGGTGCCCATGGCTTTCTGCGTGCTGTTTTAGCACGTGTAGTGTCTGATCGTGGAGTTGTTCTGTCTGTCATGTTATATCCTACTCTTTTACATATTTAGCATATTCTTCTAGCGGAACATTCAGTCTTTTTGCCATCGCAACTTGTGATGGGGACAACTTCACAGTCCTGCGTCCCTTTGAATTACTGCGAGATGCGGTGCTATCAGCAGGGGCGACTCTGTTAACACCACTCGTTTCTTGTTTAAACTCTTCAGGAAATCTTGTCCTGATTCGTTTATCTAACTCAGAATAGTACTCATCACTTCCTGTGTCAAATCCTTCTTGTTGTAATTTTTTATCTAAACCTAAAGCAAGATATGTCATTTCCTCATTATCACCAAACCATGTGTTCTTTTCTGCCCACGCTTTTGCCTTTGGATCTGGTTCTTGTGAAACAGGTTGTTGTGCTTGTGGAACAGTTTGAGTCTTAGATGTTTCACGTGAAACATCTTGATCTTCTTGTCTTTGTTTAGCTATTCTATGTCTTTCTTGTTCTATGGTTACCTTAGCAATCGCTTGTTGTGCTTTCACAATCGCATCAGTGTCATTAACTTCTAGAGCTTTCTTTAACGCATCTGAGGCAGAGGCAAGTTGAGACTCTATTCTTGTTCCATACTCAGAAATATAGCCTTTATCTAAATTTTGTATTTGAGTTTGAAGTTTTTCATTTTCAGATTTCAAAGTTTCTGCAAGTCTAACAGCTTCTTCTTTATCTCTTTGCTCTTTTCTATAACGATCAGTAATCTGGTTTATTCTTGTTTGTACCTTTTTACTGTATTCTGTTACTTCATCTTCTTTTTTTTCTTCTTTAGTTTCAGCAACTTGTTCCTCTTTCTTATCTTTTTCCTCAAGATTAAGAGGAAGTTCTACTTCAACTGGTTTGTCTTCAGTTGTTTCACGTGAAACATTTTCTTCTTTAACTTCATTTTTTTCTATAGTAGCCATGATATCTCCTTAAATATGTTGAATGTCTTCTGGATCAACGATAGTTGCTATAACTTCGTCATCATTAATTATTCTAACCTCACCGCCTTCTATTCTAAATCTTGATCCAGAATATCGACCAATGCAGATCCAATCACCTTCTTTACACCAAGGTTCTCCATCTCCAAATTTATCTTGATCTTTATAAGCAAGAGGTCCAACTTTAAGGACATAAGCCACGACTGTAGCTAACGCTTCACGATCTCTAACTGCATCAGGCAAATGTATACCACCATCTGTTTTTTCACGCCCTTTGTAAGGCATGACTAAAATTCTCCAACCAGTTGGTTGAGGTAATCTTTCTTTCAGTTTTAAATCGTCTGTTTGGGGTTTGTTTTTTTCTAATTGATTTTTTAGATACTCAGGTACGTATAATGTCTTCGTCATCTATTTTTCCTTCCAGCAAGGACTTAATTTGGTCTTTAGTATATGAGAGTCCTTGTAACTCACCTACTAGCTGCTTGTACTGTTCATGATTAGAAACAGCACCAGTTGTCAGCGTCAAGACGATGTCGTCTTCACGTTCTTTTAATCTTTTGTACAAATTTTGCGAAAAGTCAACTATATCCATTATTTTTTTTCTTTCCAAAAATACTCATCAGTATCACCTAATCTGTATTCATTTCCGTTTTCAACTTGATAATAATCAGTGCTTACCTTGAAGTCTGGCATCTTAGGTTCTTTTGGAGTAAGTGAATTATCATATACTCTCATTCTATTGTTGGGATACAAACAATATTGTCCATTATCAAGTTCAAGAAGGTTAAATGATTTATGTTCAGCAGGTGTTTCGCTTGTGCTATAGTCAATATTATCTGAGTCTGGATGATAATTATCTAATGTACAAATGTAAGATCCGTGCATAACCCCTTGATCTCTAGTGAGAATTTCGAAATCCATTGAGCCTATAAATTGTTTTGTAATAGAAGTTACGCCATAATCCATGCAATTCCAAAACTGTAAATTAGGTAGACTTAAATCTGGTTTAGGTGTTTCTGGACTTGAAACAAATGCAGAAATTGGAAGTTTATCGTATAAAGCACCATATTCTGGTAAAAATGTTTCAAAATAGAAAGCTCTACCAGGTATTGATTTAGCAGAAACCCATACACCTTTTACAAATTTACCATGACCATCTTCATGATCTCTTAAATATTCCCTACGAACGTAAACATCAACTGATGGTAAGTTACATATAAGTTCCGACATGTATTAGTAGGTACCACTAAACTTTGTGCCAGACATTGCTGCTCCAGTGCCTCTTTTTTGTTTTTCTGGAACTTTCATTGATATTTCAACAGTCTTAATCATGATGTCTCCACCGCCACCATATTTGATTTTCTCATCGATTGAGCCACCACCCATCATGCCGACACCAAATTCTTTAGCTAAATCAGACTCTATTTCTCTGATTGCATCTGTATCGCCTTTGTCCCTTGCACTATCAAGCTTATCCATTAACATTTTGTAACGTGGATCTTTTTCCATATCTGTAGCACCACCAGTTTGCATTTTTCTAAGTTTTGAAAAATCAGCACCTGTAATCTCACCAAAGGGTGCTGCAACATCAATTTTTTCTTGGTCGCCCACGAGGCCTTTTTTGTTTTTCATTTTTTTTCTCTCCTTTTCTTGAGGGTTTCTTTTGCTTTTTTAGCGATTCTAGCTTGTTCATTTTTTCCTGCAACTTTGGCTCTTTGCTCCATGACTGTGAGGATTTGAATTTTACGAGCATAGGGTTTGCTAATTCTTTTAACTTTTGCAGCAGTTGCCCTAGCATCTGCCACAGTCGCATATTTAATTCTGACAGTGTCTTTAGGATTTTCATCTGTATATAACCTCCTACCAGTTCCTTTTGGTTTTTTACCAGTGCCGACTTTAGGATCTTTTCTTTTTCTTGCCATTCTTTACCAACTTTGACAAAATTTTTGATTGTTTAGCATGAGCATTAGACGCTTTTTTTAGCATTTTTGCTACTTTTTTTACTTTTTGTTTTCCGTTTCTTGTCAACACCTTTTATGACTCCTTTGTTTTTACTAGCATAAAATACTTCTTCTGCCTTTTTGCCATACTGCTTTTTCATGGCTTTCATTATTTTTTTGCCTTTACTTGTCAGTGGCATAAACTGTCCTCTCTATTGGCATAACACACATCGGACATTTGTAGGTTATAAATTTTGTCATACCTACAGTTGGAATTGGTTCTTCGGTAATGGTTTTAGTATAAGCGATTTTATGTATAAAACATATATCATCGTCCTTGGGCACGTCTTACCTCCTTAACGTGAAGCTTATAGTAATAATTACCTATCTTATTGAAGAATTTAAAAAGTGACAAGTAAAACCAAATCATTTAGTTAAACCTTTTTGCTTCTCATAGGTTCTGAGCGTTCCGATTCCTAACATGCCACCGAGAACAGTTAAAAGTGTACCCATATCGAATTCTGGCAAATCTGGTAGTTCTAAACCTGCAAAACTTGCACCAAATATGATTAGGTCTTTTACGATAAAATGATAGGCAAAAGCAATCGCACAAACCCACCCAACTGCTGGTCGCCAGCCGCCTTTAAATATAGAACCACTTGCAGCCTCTGCTTTGTTTATTTCTAACTGAGCAAGCAAAGCCTCCTGGGCATGTTTTTCAGACATAGTAGCTATCTCGTGAGCGAGCTTCGCTTTTTGATCTGCGTCTGGTATAAACTTATCCAGTAGACCTGTTACTGGACCTATCAGTGCTTGTAACATTATTTAACTCCATTCTTTGCCATATAGGCTGATGTTCCCATATATGTACCTACGATACCAGCACCAGAGATATAAAACAAGTTTGATATATCCGCCAATGCTTCAACACGTTCTATTGGAACTAAAAACATAGCAAGAGTAAATACACCCATACCTATCAAAGTATATCTCGCCATACGTAATTGTGCTAAATTTTTACGTAGTTTAGTTTCTGTTTCTTTTATTTCTTTTGCTCTTTGTAACTCTTCATTGGTAATCGTGTTGTCGCCATCTAAATCGTATTCATCTAATATAGAGCCTTTTTGAAGTTTTTTCTGTGTCATTAATACACTCTTACTTTTTTATCATTTATACTTGGAACTAATTTGCAAATACATTTATAAACTTGCTTTTGTCCAGTTTCACTATCAAACTCTTGTTCACTTAAAAATTTAGTGTAATAAGTACAATCATTGACAGAACGAAAATAAATTGCTCCTTGAGCGACACCATTTAAATAACATGCAAGCATAAAAGCAGTCATTTGTTTTTCACAGCACTATTTAATGAATCAATTATATCATCAATGTTTGGCTCTTTTTGCCAAGGATTATAAACACATTTAAATTTTTTTGGACACCAACTTTCTATCATCATTTCGTATGTCTTATTGCCTCCTATATAAATACACGCCATCATACCACTTTTAGATTTAATTCTTTTAGCAAGTCTGCAAGTTGTATATTTTTTTTTTTGATTTTACCTTGATGTATTTTTTGTTGTCTAGTGTAATCTTTTGGTTTGTAAATATAACCCTCTGTCATATGTAAATAATTTTCTGCTTTAGATTCTTTAATCCATATACCAGCAACCAACACTGCAAATCCACCCACAATACTTACAACCACTAGCCAAGCAATAGCTTCTCCTATTTGTCTTCTTAGTTGTTGTTGTTTGTAAATTGTTTGTTGTCGTTCTTTTCGTATCTGACCTTCCATTGCTAAAAGATCATTATAGGCTTGTGGACCATAAGTCATATTTAGAAACATCTTGAGTTCATATCTTTGTTCCTCAAGTTTCTTCTTGGCTGCATAAGCGGAAAGAGCGGCTTCTTCGATAGAGCCAGCTTTAAACAATTTACCAAACAATGGAGGATTTTTTGCTTGCTTTTCTGCGTTATCAACATCACTTACCGCTCCCATCCAACGTCCAATATCTCCAGACATTTGTTCTATATCACGCCCTACTGCAAATCCTTTTTTGATTGCATCAAATGCTTTGGAGGCTACTCCTACCGCTAATGATATGGTTGCTGGATCCATGGCTTACCCTCGTCTGGCAGCAGCAATGTCTCTCTGTGTTTGTATTCTCTCACGATTAACAAGGTTACGTTCATCGGCAATTTCTTCTTGCGTTTCTAATCTCGCTGCATCTGTTGCCGCTCTTTGTTGAAGTTTCTGTGCCTCAAGTCCTAACTTTTGTTGGTCAACTTGTGCAGATCTTTCTGCCTCTGCTGCTCTAATTGCTAGTTCTTGTTTTCTTATTTGCACCAATGGATCTTCTTGACCCTCTGGTGGTGCCATCTGTTGTAAGAAATCAGCAGTAAACTGAGCTTCTAACTCTGCAATACGACTTTCAACAATCTCTGGTG